CTTTGGTAATGGTAATCGACACTTTAAGGCTATCCCATTTTTCGACTTTCGCCCATTTGCTCAGTGTTACTTCTGAGATTCCGACACGTGCGGCAATTTCTTTCTGTGTAAGGTTTTCGTACACAAAAAGCAGTTTAGCCTGACCGCGAATTAATGCTGATTCTTTCTTCGTCATCGCCCTTTATTTATGCTTTGGTTACCCAAAATTGCACTAATAATAAGAGCCGAAAAAACCGTTTGGACATCATGTCCTCATAACTGCCGTTTTGTCTCCTTTTCACTTACGTGTCGTGTCTTATTGATTTTCAAGGCATTATAAAACGGTTTAGATTTGTTTCGAAATCAAGCCCGAAAGGGGTAAAACGAAATTGACACAGATGGCTAAGACTTTTATTCTTCACGATGAAACGGTCAATACAAAAGGGTTCCGGATGCTTACTTCAGGTTGTAGTTTGGAGGAGTTGATTAAAAATCCAGTCATGCTTTATATGCATAACGATTGGAGTCGCCCGATTGGCCGGTGGGAAAACATCCGGATTGAAGGTTCACAGATTTTAGCTGATGCCATTTTTGATATGGAAGATAAACGCGAAAACGGCGGCGCTGAAGTTTCGTCACAGGTTGAGCGTGATTTTATTCGTATGGCTTCCATCGGCTCATGGCCGCCAGAGGAAGTATCATATGATGAATCAGTCATGATGCCTGGTCAGCTTTTGGCAACTGTAACCAAGTGGACCGCACGAGAAGCATCCATTGTAACTATTGGATCGAACCACAATTCTATGGTGTTCTACGACCGCGAAACAGGAAAACAAATCGAGTTAAACGACCCGTCAGCATTAATAAAGTTGATGGATTCTACGCCAAATATTATCAATCCTAAAAATAAACAGATGGATGAATTGAATCAGATTTTGAATCTGGCAGATTCGGCTACACCAGTAGAGCGGACTGCCGCTGTTAAAGAAATTATCGCTGAACGCGATAGACTGAAATCAGCAAACGAAGGCTTGACCGTAAAGTTAAGCGATATTGAAACTGCCGCTGCAACTGCAAAAAAAGCGGAAGCAATTACTTTGGTTGATACCGCTATCAGAGATGGGCGCATCGACGCAAAAGCAAAAGACAACTTCATTAAACTGTTTGACGCTGATTTCGAATCGGCAAAAGCAACTATTGAAGCAATCCCTCAGAGACAGTCTATTCAAAGCCAAATTCAAAACGGCGATAAAGATGCTATTGAGCTGGCCGACCTTACCTCGAAAAGTTGGGACGAGATTGACGCCGCTGGAAAACAGGCTACCCTTAAAAAATACCCTGAATTATACGAACAAAAGTTCGAAGAAAAGTTCAAAACAAAACCCTCTAAAAAATAAGAGTTATGACTTGGATGAAAGACAAACGCGACGGCACAACTCCCGTTCGCTCGTTCAACTTCGTGGCACCTGACGGCGCATCCGAAGTAAAAAATGAAGTGCTTTTCCCTTTTACTGAAAAGCAAGCCCCTGCCTACGCTGCCACGCTGGCCGTAGCTGTAAAACAGATGCAAACTTTCCTTCAACCTGAACAGTTGACCGGAGCTGCAACCGTTAACCTGACTATTGATGCGCAGGTAACCCCTGGTGCCACACTGCACCTTAAACTTTCTGCCGACGGAACCAACCGTGCAGTTACCCTAGGAACCGGATTCGCCGGTTTGGCTACAGTAACGGTTAAGGCATCCACAACCGCTTGCGTGTCGTTCGTTTACGACGGTTCTGCCTTTGTTCCAATGAACTCAATTCCTGTTTAATCCTTGAAATTCTAAAAATTTTATACACAATGAAAAAACGATTTTCCCTTAAAAGTCTGATGCTGTCGCTCATGTTTGCGCTGTTTTCAGCATTCGCGTTTGGCGCAGCTGCTGCCGTTCCTGTTCTTCCAATCTTCGGTGGACTTGTAATCAGTTCATTTATTCAGATGCCAGGCGGATTAGCTTTTGCCGGTGTTCAGAAAGAAATCTGGATAAATGATATTGTAGGCAACCTGTTTAAAGCCAACCCTCACCTGAATTTTGCTATGAATGCCGACGCTTTTGTGCTTTCGGGTAAAGTAGTTCATATTCAGAATGCGGGCGGAAAGGCAGCGGTTAAACGTAACCGTACAAACTTCCCGGCTACTGTTACACAACGTCAGGATGTTGATATCACTTTCGTATTGGATGAATACACCAGCGATCCGATTAAGATTTCGAACGCCGAACAGTACGAAGAATCTCCGGAAAAACGTGCAAGCGTAATGAGCGAACAAAGTGCAGGTATTAGCGAATTAGTTGGTGATTGGTTCTACCGCTATTGGTCTCCAACTTTGGCCACTCAAATAGCCAGAACAACCGGTGATGCTGTTGAAGGGCATTACGGAACTGGAAACCGCAAAAAAGTGTTGGTATCCGATGTTAAGAAAATGCAAAAGCTGATGACCAAACAAGGTATTCCTGCCGAAGGCCGTGTGGCTTGTCTGGATGCTGATATGATGGATCAATTTACCGATGGCTTGACTTTAACACAGGAACGCGACTTTTCTAAATATTACGACGCATCAACTGGAGTTGTAGGTAAACTTTTCGGATTTGTATTCCTCGATGCAAGAGCAACTGTATTGCGCTATTCAAATGCTTCAACCCCTGTTCCAATTGACCCGGATGTAGCTGTAGCAGCTGCCGATAATGGTGCCGGTTTATTCTGGCATAAAGATTTGGTTATCCGTGCCCTAGGTGAAAAAGAATTCTTCGAAGATTTGAAGAACCCAGAACATTACGGCGATATCTATTCGGCTTTGCTTCGTGCAGGTGGACGAATTAAACGCAACGATGGTAAGGGTGTATTTGCCCTGGTACAGGCCACTGCTTAGTTAAAATATTGGTGATGTAATGTAGGGACGCGCTGCGTCGCGTCTCTACAAACACACCTGAAATCCGACTGACATGAAACTATCTGAAAACTTTCTACTCGAAGAGTTAACGTTAACATCAACCAGGTTACCAAACCAACCTAACTCAGAACAACTAGAAGCATTAAAACAGCTTACCGTTAATGTGCTTCAGCCTCTTCGAAATCTATACGGTGATTCAATAACTGTAAATTCAGGATTTAGGTCAGTTTCAGTAAACATTTCGGTCGGTGGTGCTAAAAATAGTCAACATTTAAAAGGCGAAGCTGCCGACTTAACTTGTGACGACAATGCCATCTTATTTCAAATTATTCGCGCAAATATTGATTTTGACCAGTTGATTTGGGAAGGTGGCAACGATATGGCTCCGGCATGGGTTCATGTGAGTTATAAGGTATCCGGAAACCGGAAAAGTGTATTGAAGATGAAATCAGGACAATATACAAAACTATGACTGAATTTATAAGCCTGGCACTTAACCTTGTTTTTGGCGGTGGTTTCTTAATCTCGTTTCTAACTCTCCGCGCTCAACGAAAAAAAGCCGGAGCAGAGGCAAAAGGAGCAGAGGCAACTGCCGAAAGTACCGAACTGGATAATGTAGAGAAAGCAATCAGAATTTGGCGTGAAATGGCCGAAAACCTGAAAACGCAACGCGATGAAGCAATAACAAGTTTTGGCGAGGTATCAAAACAGGTTGAAGCCCTTCGCAGAGATGTTAAGAAGTTGAATTCTACGAATCAAAAAATACTGAAACTGTTAGATCAAATCTCGCACGAGAACCTTGAGCGGATGGTTAAGGAAATTAAAGAAGAAATTGAAAAATCAGATGCGTAATATTTTTTTCATATCAATAGGTTTGTTTGTGGTAATGTTGTCTTCCTGCCGGAGTCACCGGCAGGTCGTACAGCAAACAACAACTGATAGCACTACGGTTACTTTCCGCGAAGTTGAAAAGATTGTTCACATTGAAGGCGATACAGTTTCTGTCAATATGACTATCGTCCCATCAACTCCATCAGATTCAGCAAAGCCAGTCGAATTTATACCTCAGGTTCAAATGCTCGAAACTGCGAGGACAAAAGTAAAGATCGAACTGACAAGGACCGGAGAAATCAAGGCAACCGCGATCAGTAAGGATGTTGAAGAAAAGGTAATCGTCCAGGAAAAAACTATATCGAACTATAAAAGTGAAGTAACAGAATACCAGGTGAAGGAAAGTTGGCTGGCAAAAGCTCAGAAAACGTTGAGAAGTTGGATAAAAGGTATTCTGTTCTTTGTTTTTTTCATTACCGCAATTTATGCGGTTTTTAAACTGGGTTTCAATCCCATTTCAATTGTAAAAAATTTATTTAAAAAATCATAAAAATGGCAACAGAAAAAAGATCAATCGGACTTTTATCTATTGAGGTTGGCGCTATCGAGTCTGATGGTGGTATGTCCGCAACTCTTGCCGCATTGGGAGTAACCTATATGGACTCTTGCGAGCTTGCGCAGGGCGAACCTGAAATTATTGAAATCAATTCGGAAGAAAATGACGAACCGGAAGAAATTATTGCCGGTAAATCAACCAAAACCCTGAAATGGTCAATCATCAACGTATCACCAACTGCACTTGCTGCAACTTTAGGTGGAACGGTAACCGGAACCGGTGCTACTGAAGCTTGGGAAGCTCCAAGCGCAACCACATTGATTGAAAAATCAGTGCGTATTAAAACCAAATCTGGCGAAACAATTGATATGCCACGTTGTCGTATCATTTCAAAATTAGCCTGGAAGTTCTCAAAAAAGGATGTAAACAAGATCGACATTACTGCTTACATTCTGAATCCCACTAAAGCGGCTACCGCTCCAATTAAGAAATATATAACTGCATAGCATGCTGCCTGAAGAAATTCAACGGCAGGCTGCTGAAACAATGCTCGAACGCGGGGTAAGGGTCAAACTACCCGCCCCGCGTTTTTTACGATTGTTCGGCAAAAAAACGGTTAATGTTACCATACATCAGCCTTACCTGCGAACGATTGTTACGGCTGGATCGCTCGCTTTAAGTAAAGGTTTTTCGCTCGACGGATTAACGGAAGGCAAAACAGATGCTGCCCTCGAACTGGTGGTAAAACATGCTCCAACTATTTCGAAGATTATTGCGGTATATGTGTTGAATGGAAAGTGGCGCAATAGATTGTTTTCGCGGATGCTTGGAGCATGGTTGCTTTCAGTACTTACAAATGCTCGTTTACTTGAAATATCTGTAATCATCATATTGATGAGCAGGTATGAGGATTTTACGAGTTCTATCAGATTGTTCAAGCAGATGTCGATGACGATGATGATGCCCAAGAATCTGAGTCCGGAAGAAAAGGGGAGTCAAGAGGCCGAACCGTAGGACTCCATAGCCCCTGGGGAATGATCTGGTCGATATGCGAAGCGACCGGATGGACCTATCAATATGTAATGGATGGCGTAGCATGGATCAATATCAAAATGATGCTGGCTGATGCTCCAAGATACCAAAGCAAACCTATAAAAGTGAAACCAAAAGAAATTACTACATCCGAAGAACTGGATGAGTTTTTGGGACTTTAAACAACATTTAAAATACAATATTATGTCAGGATTAAAAAATTTAGTAATCGTTTCAAATCTTAGCGAATCAGTTAAGGTTGATGGTACCCGTGCTGCAATAAAGGTTAAGACGTCTGAAAGTTCGACGATAACTTTCGAACGATCCGTCGATAATATTGATTTCTCGGAAATACCCGACATTAGCCTAACTGTTGACGGAACATATGAAGACAATCTGGTAGACTTTGTTCCGGGTCAATTTCTACGGGTGCGTTCAACTGGTGAAATGACCGAATGTAAAATCCTAAGCTGATGTTTTCGATCGGAAAATCAATTGGAAAACCAATTGGGAAACAGGTTCGACTTGGCTCAAATATGCCACAACTTGTCCTCATACCAGAGTATCAGGCAGTATATGATGCAATGCCAGTTAAGCCCCCCACTACTGACGCTATCTTGCAAAACGCATGGATGACTAAAATGGTTGATCGTGGTTATTTTGCAAAGGCAGAATATTTGGACTTTTTCGCAACCGACAAAGCTGAAAATTCACTGATCAACTGGGCTAATCCATCACTGTTTACGCCTCAAAAAATAAACAGTCCTGTTTTCACCAAATACGAGGGGTGGGCTGGAAAATCAACAGGATTGATAAAGCTGAACTACAATCCGTCGGTTAGCAAAGTAAAGGTCGGGCAGAATAATATATGCTTGTTGATAGGAGTCGGGGGCAATTTAAGTACTGCAACAGATGATGTTGGAGGATATGATGCGTCAAATAATCGATTAGGACTTCGGGCAAGATTGGGCGCAAATGCTTATTTCAAATGCAACAATACGGTTGTAAAATCAATTGCAAATTCATTCGGTGTCAAATATTACGGCGTTTCAAGAAATAACGCAAGCACTTATGATGCCTATCTAAATAAGGCGAAAACAGTTGTAACCGCTGCAAGTAGTGCATTACCAAATGTGGATTTATATGCGTGTGGTAGTAATGAAAATGGAACGATCAAAGTGTCAGGTAATCCGCTTCGGTTCGTTTTCAAATTTTCATATTTAACGCAGGCTGAAATAGAGGATGTATGGGACATTACGGACGAATTACTGGCAAACTATCATACGAACATTATAGGGTATGATAATTACATAGTCAAGCCGAATTTAGCATCTTATGCCGTAGTGCCGCTATCAACTCCTGACGGATCTGGTGAAACATGTCACCCTTCAGTTGTTAGTTTTGCATCCGCGTGGAATGGTTATAAGTATTGGATGGCTAACACTCCTTATCCAGACGAATCGGCAGCCCTTGAAAATCCGTGTATTTGGGCATCAAATGACGGTTCTACTTGGGTAGTACCTGCTGGCTTGACTAACCCAGTTGTTCCTAAACCATCTGACGCTTACAATGCTGATTCTGAGATATTCTTCGACTCAGCCAGCAATAAAATGTATTTGATCTGGAAAAATTCGAGGAACAATCCAACTAAGATGATAAGTTCATCGGATGGTATTACTTGGACAAACGAAATCACCGTCTTGAATCCAACATCCCCAGATGGCGCAAACATATCTCCATCACTGATTAAAATTGGCGCAAAATATTACATATACTATTTAGGGTTGGATGATGTAATCCTTTCGTCAAAAATCAAAAGGGTTTCGTGCGATACGATTGATGGAACTTATGGCAACATCGAAGAGGTAAATGTTCCATCCATTGATGGCTATATCTGGTGGCATTTTGATATTACTTATATAAATGGGTATTACTGGCTATCAGGATTAAAATCAGCGAGCAATGGCTACGGACAAGAAATATATGTGATGAAAAGTTCTGATGGCATAAACTTTACAAAAAGCCCTTATGCTACTGTAACGATTATGGATTCAGCATTAAATGGCTATTACAGACCAACATTAGCCGTGATCGAAGGACAGCCAACTTTGTTTTTTGGAACACACGCCGTGACGAATGGAGTGTGGGGACTTGCTAAGATCAATGTAGATTTATTATAACAAACCTTTGGGACGATTTGAACCAAATTTAAAACTCATATCATGATGATTTTATCTCAGCAAAAATATCACGGAATTGTTTTTGAAATCCACAAAAAGTGGTGGAAACGGCAAAAATGGCATTTTAGAATTGTCGCAGCTAATCGTAAAATTCTGGCCTCGTCTGAAGGTTATAGTAATAGGGTTGATTGTGCCGATGCTGTTCGTATGATTAAGGAGCAGTCGCAAACTGCACCCATTAACACTATTGAAGATGAAGTGGATTAGTCTTTTAATAGTATTGTTTTTCGCTTCTCATGTTCAGGCTCAAACTACTTATCTAAAAGTAGCTGACAAGCCTGAATATGAAAAGTATTTAGAATACTGCAATACGCCAATTTCAAGACCATTTAAACTTGACTTAAAGGTTTCGGTATTGAAAATAAATAATCTATACATGGACTCGCAAGGCAATTGGGTTACAAGTAAAACGCCTACAATTAGCCTTGTGAGTTATGGCACAAAAACAGTATCAACGACAGAAAGTCAAAAGCTCGTTTCAATAATAGTAGAACTTCCAGTTCAGAGGCGTGTCCCTTCAATTGCCGATTTTTACAAATACTGGAAAACTAATTTTATTCAGGAAGGATTATTAGACGAAAGGAGCGGAGCATACTGATATGGCTTTCCTGGTAATAGAAAACGGCAAAGAAATGTTAGTCGAATACGACGAAACCAGAACAGACGGGGTACATTTTAAGTTTACAAAGCTTCGGAAAGGTGAAATAAAAAAACGTACTGGAATATCGAATCCGCGCGAAGCGATTCGAATTCCTGATAAAAATGAATAGCAATGAAATTTTTCAGATGGATTGCCTCAGTCGTTGAAGATAAGGCCGGAAGTATATCATCGAAGCGCATCGGCTTTTTTTGGTGTTTGTGGATGCTGAGCCGGTCGGTTACACAACCAGGCATAAATGAGATTGTGCTTTATACAATAGCCGGTTTGGCTTTTGGTTTGGCTGGTTTAACAATTCCGGAGTGGTTCAATACAATCAAGAATAAACCAGAGTAATCATTTAAAAATGATAAAAAATGTCAAACACCATTGGTCCCGTAGATATTGAATTTTTATTAAAAAGCCTTAATTTTAATCAGGAATCTGAAAAAATGAAGGCTGGTATCCGTGGCATAACTGCTACGGCACAGCAAGAGGCAAACAATACCAATGCAATTTTTAAAAATTTGGCAAGTGGTATTGGCGTATATTTTTCGGCAAGCTTCCTGAAAAGTTTTGTTTCTGAAATAGCCAATGTTCGCGGGGAGTTTCAACAACTTGAAATTGGTTTGACGACTATACTCAAATCAAAATCGGAGGCCGACAGATTAATGAAACAGGTGGTTGACTTTGCTGTCACCACTCCATTTTCGCTTAAAGATGTTTCGACAGGTGCCAAACAGTTGTTGGCGTATGGCTTTGCTGCTAAAGACGTGGTTTCGAATATAAAGATGTTGGGCGATGTTTCCGCTGGATTATCCATTCCCATTTCAGACCTCATATATCTTTACGGTACGCTCAATACCCAGGGCAGAGCCTATACCCGCGATATTCTTCAATTTACATCAAGGGGTATTCCAATTATTTCTGAATTAGCTAAACAGTACGGGGTAACTAAAGAGCAAATCAGTAAAATGGTCGAAGCTGGTGAGGTTGGTTTTCCAGCTGTTGAAAAAGCCTTTAAGTCGATGACTTCAGAGGGTGGTACTTTTTTCAACTTGATCGATAACATTAGCACAACTATTCCGGTTCAGATATCGAATTTTAAAGATGCATTTACCAAGGAACTAAATGATATTGGAAAGGCAAATGAGGGTTTAATTTCCGGGACAATAAGTTCAGCCACATTAATGGTTGGCAGTTTTGACAAAGTACTCGATGTTGTTAAGGTTCTGGTTACAACTTATGGCGTTTATAAAGCTGCAACGATTGCCGTTGCTGTTGCCGATAGTTATTCGGCTGCCGCTAAGGCTGCCGCACTTACAACTACATCGCTTATGAGTACCGAAACGGTTAAACTAACCTTTGCACAATATGCATCGGCAAAGGCTCAGGGTACTTTAAACGCCGTGATGTCGGTTAACCCTTATGTTTTAGCTGTTTCGGGTATTGCCGCTTTAATTACTGCTCTGTACGTTTTTGGTGATGCAACCGATGAAGCCGCCCAATCTCAGGCGAAAATTGATCAGGGAGTTAACGATACCAGGGCTAAAGTTGAAGCAATGGTTATTGCCATAAACTCAGAAAAAACAGCCAATGCTGACAAGGCTAAGGCGTTGAAAGAGCTTAACGGCATTATGAGCAGTACTGTTGGCATATTGGATGCCAAAACGCTTGCCACACAAAAAGGGAAAGATGCTATTGATAAGTATATAGATTCTATTCGGAAGCAAGCCGAAATTGAAGACCTTACCAATAAGCTGAGTAAGAACATGAGTGAACAGGATAGAATATCTGGTGGCGGTTTCACGTTCTTAGATGCATTTAAAACAAATTCCAAAACCATTTCAATGGGTGATATCTCCGGCAGACAAGCTGAGGCTATGTTTAACCTGAAAGAGGAGGAGTCTTTTTTAAAGAAACAGCTTGAACTGAAAATGGCGGTCAAGAAAGAGGACGGCAATGCCCTTGATATTAAAAAAAGAACACTTGATGTCATTGAACAAGAAATTGAAGCTCAAAAGAAACTTCAGAAGGAAACATCGAATAAGTCAGAGTACAACAGCATTCAAAAAAAGATTGACGCGCTGGAGGCTGAAAAAATAGCCATTACCGGGGTAAAAGATAAAACAAAAGAAATTCAGGGTGAATACAATAAGATTGAAGCTGCCATTAAAAAAGCTGCTGATGCTGTTGTAAATGCAAACGAAAAAGAACGCCCTGCACTTCAGGAGAAACTAGCGGCGCTCGTAAAACAAAAACAAGCCTGGGAAGATATCATTAAGGCTCAACGCGGTGAGGTTAAAGACCTGAAGCCAATTAAACTGATTACAAAAATTTCGGGCGATTCGGTAAAGACTTCCGAACTTGAATTTGATAAGCTGAATAAAAAAGTTGAAGAAACCGGAAAGCAGGCCGACAAACTTAAAGTAAAGTATAAAAATTCACTTGACCCGGGAGCTATTGACGTTGCAAATGAAAAGTGGGAAAAACAAAGTGAAATACTTCGCGAAGTTGCCTCATTTCTCGAACACATGGTTGATAAATATACAGAACAACTCGGATTAACGGAACAACAGTCTGAACAGTTATCGGCCATGGTGGGTATAGTTGGCCAACTTGCCTCCGGGAATTTACCCGGAGCGTTGTTAATGGCTTTAGAACAAACAATTTCAGATACAAGGAATGCTGAGATTGTAACGAAAGCTTATGCTCGTCAGTTAGAAGTAGTTAATAAGCTGTTGTTGGATAATCAGCGATTACTTGATCAAAGTGCAAGATTTGGCGGTAGCGACGAAGCTTATAAACAGCGCATTTTGCTTCTTAAAAAGCAAGAAGAGATACAAAAACAACAAATCTTAGGCAACGAATCAGCTTTAGATAAGGCAACCTGGGAAAAAAGAAATTCGCTCTTTGGTTTTTTATTTGGAAGTACTGCCGATGAGCGAAAAGCATTAGAAGAGGCTCAACAGGCGTTAAAAGAAACTCAGCAGGAAATTGAAGATACTCAACTGGCATGGAATGACTTTTTACGCGGTGGTTTAACTGAAAATACAATATCTGACTCTATTGCGGAAGGATTTCAGCAGGGAAAAACAAGCGTTACCGACTTTGCCGACTTTGTTAATACAATGCTGATGGATGCTGTGTTATCGGTGTTTAAAGCCGAAATACTTGGTCCAGAAATTACAGCCATGTCGGAATATGTAAAATTTGCATTATCTGATAATATACTTGGTTCTGATGAAGTTGCAAAGGTCAATGAAATGAGTCAAGCAATCATTGATAAGAATAAACCATTATGGGATAACCTTACTTCAAATTTAAACATTTCGGGTACTTCATCGTCCTCTTCCTCCGCAATCACAGGCATACAGGCATCAGCATCAGCCGACGCTGTTAATGCAATGGTTGGCCAGCTTATGGCGGTAAGAGTCGATATTAAAAGCATTCTTTTAGGCATTGCATCTGGTCAGGACGATACAAGTAAAACGCTTCTGTATATGAAACAAATTGCAGAAAATACAGCGCCAATTTATCGGCTGAAGTCGATTGAGGAAGGTATTTCTGAAATGAACTCAACTCTAAAATCCCGTTTATGATTATTGATGACATAAATATCAGCACGTTTGGATTAAAACTATTGAATCTTGAAGGATACTACGATTTGGCCTCCCGGAAAAAGATATTGACCGAACCAACAAATGTGAGCGGAGATATCGTTTTTCAGGCTAAAACTGCAACTGTAAGCTTGCTGGGTAGATATGTCAGTTCATCGTCGTTATTGAGCAATTTAAACGCCTTTGAAATACTCTTGAAATCTCAATTAAATCATACAATTGAATTGGTAGGTCACGAGCTTAGTTTTTCCGGAGTATTTGCAAACGGGTATGATGTTACCAGCTATAATGGTGGAAAAATCATAAAAATAACAGCACAAATAACAATAACCGAATGAGCTGGAAACTTGACAATATTGATTTTAAAACATATGGTGTAGGGGTGGTTAAATCGTCCGGAGTATTGGACATGCCTCGAATTGTTGATGTTTCAACCGACTGGATCGACCGGAATGGTAAGGATTATTGGCAGGATGCTGCTGCTGTAAAATATCAGGATCGTGAAATTACTTTGAATTGCTGGATTAAGGCATCCGGATATGAAGATTTTAAAACTAAAGTGGCGGCTTTTTATGCTGCATTGGTTGCACCAGGCGAGCGAACGCTTATTACTTCTTTTGGTCATTCAATTGCTCACGTTACCGTTCAGCAATCGATTCAAATGCTGCGAAAACATCAGTATGTTTCATCGCTTCAAATAGGTGTTTTTACGCTTAGATTGAGCGTTTCGGGCGATACACAAACTAAACTGATAACGGTTTATAACTCGATTGGAGAAGTTAGAGGTGTCTTTAAATATCGCTCTGATGCAAAGCTTACACAACGATTAATGAACGAAGATTCAGTAAGCTTTGAACTTGAAAGAAATTCGCGTGAGTTTATTGGCCGGGGCGATTATGTACTTGTCGATGGTGTTAAATACATTCAATTCGAAGGGCACGACCTGAAAAAGATTGCCGGGAATAAATATTTACAGCGCCATACTTTTGATAGTGAATTTTTTCGGATGCGCTACGTGCAATTCAGGGTTAACGATGTTTCGAATAGTTATTTATGGTCCGACATGGAGGGGATGCTCGATCAGATCATCCTGAACATGGATCGACATTTTCCCGGTAAATTTGTCAAGGGTACAGTAGCGTCAACAATTTCTATCAATCATCAGTTTCAGGATGAAACTTGCCTTGGTATATTATCAAGGCTCTCTGAAACTTATGAGCTTGAATTCGATTATACGGTAACGGGTGATGTGATTACGGTTAATGTAGTTTCGCAGGTCGGTAACTTAACCGGCACACACGTAAATTATGGAAAAGATAACGAACTGATTTCCATTTCTGCCTCTGCCGGGAATACGGATAAAATGGTTACTCATCTCTTCGCTTATGGCTCTGACAAGAATATACCTTTAGGCTATCGCTCCGGAAAAACAAGACTTGAGCTTCCGGTTATGCCCCTGGTTAAAGATTTCTACGGGTTTATTGTCGAGAAATCAATTGTATGGGATGATATTAAGCCTGAACGCATTGGAACCGTTACAGATTATGCTTATACCGCTCCTTTATCAATAGATGAGCCTGAAACGGCTAAATATGAGATGTCTGACAGTACCATGTTCGATTTGAAAGAGATTGTTGCGGGTACTTCAACATACATGATACCAGGAACAACTGCAAAAATACATTTCAACTCAGGAGAGCTTGCCGGATTTGACTTTGAGGTGCTTGACTATACGCATTCAACAAAGACCTTTTTATTAACTCCACTAAAGCAGGCAAACGGGCAGTTTTATCCGGATAGTATTCTTTATCCTCATGCAGGCGATGAATATGTATTGCTTGACATCAAGTTGCCACAATTGTATATTGACGCTGCTGAAACGAGGCTTCAGGCACGTGCGCAAGAGCACATAGATAGGTTTTATCAGCCGCTTGGCACCTATCAGATAGAAGTTCATCCTAAGGCCAGTCTTTCGGTAAAAATAGGGGATGTTATATTTTTGGACGATGCAGATTTCACTTCCGAAACAGACCCATTGAGGGTATCGGAACGAATAAAAAACTTATACACTGGCCAACAGAATCTATCTATTTCTCAAATAGTAAGACTATCGAACCGCAAACTCATTGAAAAGAAAATTGCCAAAATAGAACAGGTTTTATCCTCAGTACCCATATCAGAGGCAAACGATCAGCGTAACTCAACGCAGACGGTTGGTGAGTTGTCGAATAAAATAATTAACCCGCTTTCAAATCAACTTCGGACTGATGCGCTGATTAAAAGCGGGACAATTGATGCCAGAATGCTTGACGAAGACGCTCAGGGCCCGCAATTTAGTTTTGAAGGAATGATCTTTGACCTGAATTACCTTGACGATGTGAATAAGATCAATGTAACTTCGGGTAAGCTAAGATGTCACAACTGGTCACCAAACACGCTCAGACGCGAAGGAATTGACCAATACGAAGCGATAAATGGTGAAGGAAGTTATAACCCAACCCGTGAATGGAATTATTCGGGTGAAGTTTTGACACTCGCAGATTCAAGCGGATATTATATTTACGCAAAAGTGCCTGTTGATGAATTTGACGATACAGTTGAACTGTTTGCTTCGGTAGATTATTTACGTCCAAAGCGTTATTATCCAAACTTTGTGATGTACATGGTTTGTTACATTAACCCACCAGCATCACCGCGTACAGGTATTTTTTGGTGGGGAAATGTAAGATATAACTCACACGCTCCGGTAACCATAGTAGCAGAATCAGCAGCGGTGGCAAAAATTGATCCGGTAACTCAGGTATTGACGCTTAATCCAACTATTCAGGCATTATCAGGTACAACCATCACAATGAACGTCAATGATGGGTTAAAGGCAACGTTGACACTTACCGGAAATACAGATTTGACAATTACTAATCTGGTTGACGGATTAGAGGGATTGATTGAGGTAGTAAACGGATCGACTGCATACACTTTGAATATCATTGGCTCGACAGGATACACGACCGAAAAAGTTATGGGAAACAATACAGCGATAAACTCAACGGTTTCATCCCACACTACCGTTGTCTATTGGAGAACAGGATCAACGCTTTATTACGGATTTATATACGATAATTAATATGTATTTTCAATCACAAGTCAGAAAATTATTACTGAGTCAATCTATGATACCATATGCAAATTCAAGATATGGAATTATATATAATGCTTATGTAATTTTCGATTCAAGAAATATATGCCCTGTCGGTTGGCATGTTACCACGTCTCCTGAATATACAACGATTATAAATTATAGCGGTGGCAGTGCTGTTTCAGGGCAAAACCTTAAAAGTATTGGAACAGATTGGTGGAATACAGCAAATGGGCTCAATACATACGGGTTTAATTTTAGGGGAAACGGTCAAAGGTCATCGGGGTTTTTGGGCTTTAAGAGTTCTGGTAATTTATGGACATCTACTATTATTTCACAGCAATTTACAACTTCGCGTTATTTGGTAGTTACCGATTTGGCTAATAACGCAGAATTAAATGCTGGCGCATGGTCTGAAGGTAAGGGTATAAGATTGGCAAAAGACTCGACAACATTATCAAATGGTCAGACATCGACAATGATTGGCACTGATGGTAGGCAGTATAATACTATTTGTATCGGTGGAATCGAAATATTATCAGAAAATTACAGGTCGGCCAATTATAGGAATGGCGATTGGATAACGGGATTTGACGGAGGTGTTTACACACCTATTTCTAACGCAGCATGGGCGGCAAAAACAACTGAAGCCTGTTGCGTATATGGCGATAATTTATCAAATATGTAACAGGAAGCAATAACATCCGGCTTCATATGTCAGAAACTCTCATCGGCGTTATATTTTAGTGTGTGCGTAATTTTTGCACAAATCGTTTTATTAAATTTCACAAATCGTTTTCGCGGTTATAAACCTGAGTGGAATAAATGCTTGTCTTTACCGGAAATATCAGGCTCTGCTTTTGCCCGAATCTGGTAAGTAATTCATACCAAAGGTTTTTGTCTAGCAACCGCATTTCCAGATAAAATTGTCTGGCGCTATCTTTCAGGCAAAAAGAATAATCGGGGTAGGTACGAGGATGTACCAAAAATGCAGCAACGACAGGTGTTTGGATTGTCAGACTATCACTTGGCAACAATAAACGCTTTATTTCCGAATGGTAAATCTTATTAATATCCACACGGGGTTTACCCGATTGGCAATATCCGCCAAATGCAACGACAAAAATTAAGAAAACCATTCCCAAAAGTTTTATTGAGAATAATTTAGCTTTACTGAACAAAGAAAACTCCTTCATAGTTGCGAGTTTTTATATATTAACTTTTACGATTGCTAAATCACAATTGGGAAGTTACCGGTTTTTTAAATTCCCTCAACTTCAATCCATCTGCTTTTGTCATAATTAAACAGTATATAAAGTTAATCATTTGTTTTACTTTTTATTGACACTATTTTTAAGGTCATCGAATAGTTGTTCTAAAAGTCTCAAGAATTTAGTCACAATTTCTGCAACACCTTTTATTTCAAAGTGAAAATAGAGGATTGCCCCGCAATTTGTTGCAATATTTTAGGCAAATCGAAAGTTTCCAAATAGGGGTGCATATTATTTTGCCGATCCCCATTTTTTTAGCAATATTGTAGTTCGAACAGCAAGTAACCCTAAATCCTAAATCAACTACAGCATGAAATCACTCATCCAATTTCTGAAAAAATACAGGGAGAGATCAGTTTCAAACCCTATTGTTGGCAAGCTTATTTTTCTTTCTCTTGGATTATTAACAACCGTATGGTTCCTGATTCGGGTCATTCCGAAGCCTCAACGGGCAACCTACCCGTGCATGCAAGCCAGCGCACCGGTAATGTCGGGTTTCGTCGTTTATCTTTTAACCCTGACAGGAACTTTCAAAGCCTTAAGCTTAGCTAAACTAAATTTTAAAAGGGCCAGGTATTTTTATTTCATCGCTTTTCTGGTCGTTGCCACTGGTGGTTCCATAGCATTTTTCGTGCAAAATCCGGAAAACGTGTTCGCCAATTCATCTCCTGAATGGATCATCACTCCCAATGCACCCATCGGTATTTCACAAGGTATAAATCCGGGTCGTGTTGTTTGGGTTCACAACCCTAAAGCAGCCAGCTGGGATGGTTCAACTGGCTTCTGGTGGAACGATAAATACAACTCACAGCCTGAAACGGACCAAATGATGAATCAGACACTTCTGTCGCTCACCGGAGAAAAGAATCTGGCTAAAGCATGGAAAGCGCTTTTCGTATCTTTCAATCAGACGAAGAAAGAAAAAGCTGAAAGTTATCAGGCGAACCAGAAGATCGCGGTAAAATTAAATACCAACAACAACAGTGCACAAACCAACTCGAACGAAATAAATGCTTCGCCTCAAATGACCCTGGCTTTGTTACGAACAATGACTAAAGACGCCGGTATTCCGCAG